AAGGGTGAAACATGCTCTGAAGGATGCATGGGCTGAAACCATAGAACACCTGAGTGAGGACATCTCAGCGTCCAAGAGGTATGTGTTGAAGGGGTTGCTTGCACTAAGCAAGGACGCTCAAACAGAGTCATCAAGACTGAGAGCACTGGAACTGATGGGCAAGGCCTGTGGCCTGTTTACACCTACAGATGTAGCAGACAAAGCAGTGATCACCGCAGACCAATTGAAGCGAGAACTTGCAGGGCACATCAAGTTACTAGAGCAGGGCAAGGTCAATGTGCTAGATGTAGATGCCAAGAGCATGACCCGTTTAAACAGTACACCAGAGCCAGATGCAGGTGTGCATGAGGGGCGTGTAAACGCAGATTAGGCTGACCCCACCGCCCCCCGAGAGCCACTTGGTGCGATGCGACACCCCTCCGCCTATTACGCTCGAATCCACACAAACAATTACGTCCCATATAGGAAACACCCCCCATCTCTTTCCAAATCAAACACCCCCGGGGTATATATATTTTTTAAATTACCTCTTGCGAACGTTCGCATATGCGTTTAAACTCCGTTTAAACATATGAAGGCACATTGTGGATGACAACCCAACTGGACGGCTAGTCACTGATCTGGGCAGTGTGCCCTCATATGTGTTCCCGGGAAATGAATGAGCAAGCGCAGACAGTTAGTTTTAGATTTCATCCGTGCATACATTAGGTTGCATGGTGTACCTCCGTCTTATGAAGTTATTGCCAAGGGAATAGGATTGAGTTCTAAGTCAAATGTCCACAGGATTGTCCATAGATTGAAGGAAGACGGTCACCTGACCGTCCGGCCTTATAAGTTTCATTCAATCAAGTTAGTGGACACTTCTGTTAAAGCTGTGGCATCTCTATGAGTCTCCTCACCCACGCAGAGATTGCAGACTATCTGGCGATGGTTCCTAAGGCCTCTCCAGAGAACAGAGCTAAGATTCAGGCTCTACTGGAGATGGACAAGGTCGAAAGATCCAAAGAATCTTTCTTGTACTTCGTTACCCAGATGTGGCCTATCTTTATCTCTGGAAGCCATCACAAGGTGATGGCAGATGCTTTTGAGAGAGTTGCCCGTGGAGAACTTAAAAGACTCATTGTTAACATGCCCCCTAGGCATACCAAGTCTGAGTTTGCTTCTTTCCTTCTACCTGCGTGGTTTTTGGGGAAGTTTCCACATAAGAAGATTATTCAGACTGCGCACACCGCAGAGCTTGCTACAGGTTTTGGACGAAAGGTTAGGAATCTTGTTTCATCAGAACAGTATCAAAAAGTATTTCAGACTAAGCTGTCGAGCGATTCAAAAGCCGCTGGTCGCTGGAACACTCATGTGGGTGGCGATTACTTTGCTATCGGTGTTGGCGGCGCTGTTACAGGTAAGGGCGCTGATCTCTTAATCATTGACGATCCCCATTCTGAGCAGGAAGCCAAACAAGGCAACCCCGCAGTCTTTGATAATGTGTATGAGTGGTACACATCTGGCCCTCGACAGCGTCTCCAACCGGGTGGAGCCATCATTATTGTGATGACTCGGTGGTCTAAGAGGGATTTGACAGGCCAAATCCTCAAGAATTCAGGAAAAGACGGCGTAGATCAGTGGGAAGTCATCGATTTTCCGGCGATTATGCCCAATGGAAACCCTCTTTGGCCCGGATTTTGGTCTAAAACAGCCCTAGAAGCCCTGAAATCAGAGCTTCCAGTCTCTAAATGGGAAGCCCAGTACCAACAAAACCCCACATCTGAAGAAGGTGCGATTGTAAAGCGGGAACATTGGCAGATTTGGGAGGAAAAACGCCCTCCAAACTGTGAATACATCATCCAATCTTGGGATACTGCCTTTGAAAAGAACAATCGGGCCGACTATTCAGCCTGTACAACATGGGGTGTCTTCCAACACCCCAATAAATCTGGTGATTTAAAGCCAAACATCATCCTTTTGGATGCAATGAAAGAGCGTATGGAGTTTCCTGAACTCAAACGCAGAGCATTAGAGCTTTATAAAGAGTTTGAACCGGACACGTTGATCATTGAGAAGAGAGCGGCTGGCGCTCCTTTGATCTATGAGATGCGCAAGATGGGAATTCCGATTGCAGAGTATACGCCGGGTAAAGGAAACGATAAGATATCGCGTGTAAACGCAATCTCTGCTTTGTTTGAGTCCGGCATGGTCTGGTGTCCCGATACCCGATGGGCAGAAGAAGTGATGGATGAACTCGCTTCCTTCCCTAACGGAGATCATGATGACCTTGTGGACTCAAGCAGTCAGGCTTTGATGCGGTTTCGACTGGGGGGCTTCATTTCCATCGACTCAGATGAAGAAGATGAGCCTATTAACTACCGCAGAAAAGTAGCCTACTACTAAGGAACATTATGAGTATTGAACAATCATTGAGCCAAGCCCCCATGGGTTTAAACGACCTAGAGCTTGACGACACACCAGTCCTTGAGATTGAGATAGAGAATCCTGAAGGAGTGCGTTTAAACATGGACGGCACAGAGATAGACCTCATGCCAGATGAAGAAGAAGGCTTTGGCGACAACCTCGCAGAGTACATGGACTCAGGTGAACTTGAGAAGATTGCAAGCGACCTAATTGAAATGGTTGACTCAGACATCAATTCCAGAAAAGACTGGGTTGATATGTATGTCAAAGGTTTAGATGTTTTGGGGATGAAATATGAAGAAAGAACAGAGCCTTGGTTGGGCGCTTGTGGTGTGTTCTCCACGGTACTCACGGAAGCGGCGGTTAGATTCCAGAGTGAGACTATCATTGAGACGTTTCCGGCTCAAGGCCCTGTTAAAACGGAAATCATTGGTGCAATTGATCGTCTTAAAGAAGAGGCGGCGGAGCGCGTTCGTGATGACATGAACTACAAGCTCACGGAAGGTATGCCTGAATACCGTCCTGAGCACGAAAGAATGCTCTACTCCTTAGGTCTGGCCGGAGCGGCCTTTAAGAAGGTTTACTACGACCCATCCATGGGCCGTCAGGCATCCATCTTCATCCCAGCAGAAGATGTAATTATTCCCTACGGTGCTTCCAGTGCAATGACATCCGAGCGTGTGACTCATATCATGCGTAAGACCAAGAACGACATCCGCAAGCTTCAAGTCTCGGGTTTCTATGTAGATGAGGATCTTGGCGATCCTCTCCAGTTCTACACTGACGTAGAGAAGAAGAAGGCCGAAGACCAAGGCTATAACCTATCAGATGACGACCGCTACCAGATCTATGAGATCCACGTAGACTACGACCTCCCGGGTTATGAAGATGAAGACGGTATTGCTCTTCCCTACGTTGTTACCTTGGAGCGTGGGACTACAAAAATTCTTGCTATCCGCCGTAACTGGGACGAAGATGATGAGCACCGTTTAAAGCGCCAGCATTTTGTCCAGTACACCTACGTACCCGGCTTTGGTGCTTATGGCCTTGGATTAATCCATCTGATTGGTGGATACGCCCGTGCAGGCACATCCTTAATCCGTCAACTTGTAGATGCAGGTACTCTGTCTAATCTGCCCGGTGGATTAAAGACCCGAGGTCTACGGATCAAAGACGATGATACCCCAATCAATCCCGGGGAGTTCCGAGATGTGGACGTACCTAGTGGGTCGGTCAAAGAGAACATCATGGCCCTGCCATACAAGGAACCCTCGCAGGTTCTCTTGGCTCTCTTGAACCAGATCACAGACGAAGGCAGAAGACTTGGCTCCATCGCAGATATGAACATCAGCGATATGTCTGCCAATGCCCCTGTAGGTACAACTCTGGCGTTGCTTGAGAGACAACTCAAGACCATGTCTGCGGTTCAGGCTCGTGTTCATTATTCAATGAAGCAAGAGTTTAAACTCCTCAAAGCCATCATCAGAGACTACACCCCAGAGTCTTATGAGTACACACCTGTAGCAGGAACGCCACAGGCTAAACGCTCTGACTACGACATGGTGGATGTTATCCCTGTGTCCGACCCAAATTCAGCAACGATGGCCCAAAGGATCATGCAGTACCAAGCTGTGATCCAGTTGGCTCAAGGCGCTCCACAGATCTATAACTTACCAGTCCTGCACCGCCAGATGATTGAAGTTCTAGGTATCAAAAACGCAGACAAGTTAGTTCCTATTGACGATGACATGACTCCCAGAGATCCAGTCTCCGAGAACATGGCATTCCTTACAGGCAAACCCACCAAGGCCTTCATCTATCAGGATCATGATGCACACATCGCTGTACATACATCCATGATGCAAGATCCCACGGTAATGGGGCAGTTGGGGCAAAACCCCATGGCTCAACAAATGCAAGCGGCCATCATGGCGCACGTAGCTGAACACATAGCCTTCCAGTACCGCTCAAAGATTGAACAACGTCTGGGCGCAACGTTGCCTAAACCCAACATTGAAATGCCAGAGGAAATTGAAGTTCAACTCTCAAAACTTGTTGCTCAAGCGGCGGCTCAGTTGCTTCAAATCAACAAGAACCAAGCGGCTCAACAACAAGCCCAACAACAGAAGCAAGACCCCGTCATGCAGATGCCACAGGCCGAGTTGCAGATCAAGCAACAAGATGCCCAGACCAAAGCTCAGAAGGTTCAGGGAGAGCTTGCCATCAAGCAAGCAGAACTGCAACTCAAAGCACAGGATATGGCATCCAAACAAGGCGAAGACCCTGCCGTGGCCGCACAGCGCCAGCAACAGGAAATTGCCATGGAAGCAATGAGGCATCAAGCTGAATTGCGTCAGGCCGAGCAGTCTCACCAGCAATCTTTGTCTCACAACCAACAGACGCAGGATCTACAGGCTAAACAACAACTTCTTCAAATGATGTTAAACGCGAAGAACCAACCAAAAGGTGAATGATGAATCCTCTGCTTGAAAGTTTAAACAAGAAGCTTGAAGAACACCTCAAGCAGTTGATTCAGATTGTCAGTGAGGGTGGTGCTAAATCCCACGATCACTACAAAGAACTGTGCGGCAATATCCGAGGTCTGCAAACCGCGCAGTATGAAATTGCTGACCTTGTGCGTAGAACGAAAGAGTATGAAGATGACTGACTTTGATGTTAGTGCGGTGGATCTTAGTGGAGTGCTTAACACCTCCATCGAAGAGAAAGCCAAACAAGTGCCCGATCCGGCCACTTACCACCTCCTCTGTATGCTTCCTAAAGCAGAAGAAGAGTTCAGCGAAACAGGGATCCTTAAATCTACAACTGCGATGTACCACGAGGAGCTTCTTTCCCCCGTGCTATTTGTAGCCAAGATTGGCCCCGATGCGTTTGGAGATAAAGCCCGATTCCCTTCTGGCCCGTCCTGTAAGGTGGGAGACTTTGTGTTAGTACGTCCTAACACGGGAACCCGCATGAAGATTCACGGTACAGAGTGGAGACTCATTAATGACGACTCAGTGCAGGCGGTGGTTCAAGACCCCCGTGGCATTCAACGTCCAAATTAAGGAGAAATTATGGCTGAAATCGAAAAAACTGAATTTGAGTTCCCTGATGAAAAGGAAGAAAACTCCCGTAAGGGCGGCAAAGTCGTAGAGCCTGAAGCTGAAATTGAGGTGGTAGACGATACCCCCGAAGAAGACAAGTACAGAACGCCTATGGCTGAACCCCCTCAGGATCCCACGGAGGAAGAGTTAGCAACCTATTCGGAAAGCGTAAAGAATAGGTTTAAACACTTTACCAAGGGATACCACGAGGAACGCAGGGCTAAGGAGTCTGCTCAACGAGAAAAAGACGAGGCAATTAGGTTTGCCCAGTCTATGGTTGAGGAGAACAAAAAACTCAAAGGCTCTGTTAATCAGGGACAGACTGTTCTACTGGAGCAGGCTAAAAAAGTTATTACCGGCGAAATTGAAGAGGCTAAACGCCTCTACAAAGAAGCTTATGAATCTGGAGACGCAGATAAGCTATTGGATGCTCAGGAAGCACTCACTACTGCTAGGATCCGCGCAGATAAAGTAAATAATTTTAGGCCTGCCCCTTTACAGGAAGAAGAAACTCCTGTACAAATCACCCAACAGGCTCCACAGCCTGCACCCGTGGACGAAAAACTATCTGCATGGCAGGACGAAAATCGATGGTTTGGTAGTAACAAACGGATGACTTCATACGCCCTAGGGTTGCATGAAGAGCTTGTGGAGAGTGGTGTACGGGTTGGCAGTGACGAATACTATAAACGTATAGACACTGACATCCGCGAAAGATTTCCCGACCAAATTGGAGTCGGGGACTCCGTTGATGCGAAACCTCAACGTGTTAAATCCAATGTTGTTTCACCTGCAACCCGTAGTACAGCGCCTAAAAAAATCGTACTTACGCAGTCACAAGTGAATCTCGCCAAGCGGTTAGGACTGACGAATGAGCAGTATGCCCGTGCGGTTGCAAATGAAATGAGGAAAATATAATGGAAAAATCTGCTCGTACAGGCCGTGACCTGAGTACCCGCGAAGTTATGGAGCGTCCAAAGCAATGGATGCCACCAAAACTACTACCTGATCCCAACCCGGAGGATGGTTATGCGTTTCGTTGGATTCGGATTGCAGTGCAAGGAAAAGATGATGCCACGAACTATTCCTCAAAGCTTGCCGAGGGCTGGGAACCTGTTAAGGCTTCCGATCACCCCGAGATACGTCTGTTCAATGCCACAACGGCAAGGTTCCCGGACAGTATCGAAGTGGGAGGTTTGTTGCTTTGCAAAACCCCAGTAGAGTTTACTGAACAGCGTGATGCTTACTACCGCCAACAAGCGGAAGCGCAGATGCAGTCGGTAGACAATACTTACATGCGAGAGAATGATCCGAGGATGCCTATGTTCAAAGAACGTAAGTCCACGGTCACTTTCGGTAAAGGTGTTTAACTTTTTGGAGTCTATAGATGGCATACCCTACCATTGATAAGACGTATGGTTTCAAACCAGTCAACCGACTGGATGGACTACCCTACGCCGGAGCGATCCGTCAAATCCCCGTCGCGCCTTCCTACGCAACAGCAATCCTGAACGGTGATACCGTTAAAGTGGATACTAATGGCTACATTGTCGCCGCTAGTACTACTGATTCAGGTAGCATTATTGGTGTGTTGGTTGGATGTTCTTACATCAACTCGTTGAGTCAACCTACGTTTAGCCAGTACTACCCTGCCGCTACTTCAACTTCAACAGCCATGGCTTTTGCCTATGTTGTAGATGATCCTAGTGCAGTGTTTAAAGTCTGCGCTACAGTTGCCGCTGGAACCACTCCTACAGCTTACGCTCGTAGTATTGTTGGTTCTAACGTGGCTTTGGTTGCAGGTGCTGGTTCTACCACCACTGGTGACTCTGCGTATGGTATTGACGGTTCTTCCGCCAACACCACTAATACCTTGCCTATTCGTGTGATTGATGTCGTACCTGACACAGCCACTGGCCCTGCAACAACTGCCGCTACGACATATTACGAGTTCAT